TGGGCCGGAAAAAGTTGAATTAGCCATTTGGCTGACCTCCTTATTAAAGGTTTCACTATAACGTCATAATAAGTGTCTGCTAGGGCAGTCGTTATAGCTAAATAATTCCTAGATAGTCTTGAGAGTACACAAAAAAGAAAGGGGGCACAAGGCCCCCTCTCATATACTGCAAAGTATTATTAAGAAGATCCGGGTGACCCGAAGATTCCTAATGGATCAGACACACCGAACGAGTATCTTTCACGCGCTTTATATCTAGCATTTCCGGTGTCAAAATCACCGTCCATGGAAGTAGACATTGGGGCACGAGTAAAATGCTTCAGTCCGTTTGGAATATCAGTGGTCAAAAACCAAGCGTTAGTATCTGTGAGGAAATTATTAACTGCAAATCCCCCCGGAACTATACCCATTGATTTAATGGCATTGATATCGTTATCTGAAGTTCCAACTCTGTTAGGCGTTTTCATTAGTCGCTCCGCAACAAACATAAGGTCTGCTGGGATAATTAGCTTCTTAGCTTTTGCGGCTATTAAAAGTCCACGCTCGTCAGTCCAACTAGCAAGCTGAATGATAGCGGCTTCCAAAGAAGTCTCATTCAAATCTGCGGCATTGGCAGGACGGTTTGAGTTAGTTCCACCAGACACAAGTGGATGATCTGTAGCGCAAAGCACTTTTCCATCTCCATATGTGTACGTGCTGTTAAAAGCTCGGTTTAAGACATTAGATCCTTTAACCTGCTTTGTGTAAGCCATCGCACGAGCTAGACCTTTGGTATATCGACCAGAAAGAGAGTCATAAAGGTTATCCTCTATAGCTTCCTCTGTGATTGAAAATCCCATCGCAATAGTTTCGTGTGTATACCGCGCTGTGTATGACTCTTGTGCATTGTCATATTCAATTGCGGAACCTTCAGCTTTAACGGGTGCTGCAGAAAAACCAGATAGTTTCTGTTCTTCTTCAAACGCTCGTTCTGAAGTTTCTGACTCGTAGATATCTTTATGCTCCTCGCCATACCTGTTGTACTCAAGCCCAAAAAGAGCATTAAGACCGGGTAAAAGCTCTTTGAGCATTTGCGCTCTGCTTATAGTCATCTCAAATTACTCCTTAAACGCCTAGTACTGCGCCATATTGATGCCCAGCGTTCCACTTGCATATTGCTTCGGTGTAACCACCAGCAGCGTTGCGAGTTTCTTCAACTAGACTTATGACTCGTAGAGGAAAAGTGTTAGTCGTTGCAGACGTGTCATCAGCAGACACACGAGATACACCATTAATAGTGGCTCCCGCAGTTTGCGTGATTTGCAAGTTTGCGCCTATGTCAGTTATTGCCAAAGAACTGATAACTACACCAGAAGATGTAATTGCGATCTTAAACAATATATTTGGGTCATCAACAATGTATGCTACTGCATCCGTTGCTACTTGACTTGCAGGCCAAAAATTTTGATATCTTGGGCCTGATGCTGCGTCGGTAAAAAAACACCCGACAAATATTCCGTTAGGAGTGCAAGCTGTGGTTCCTGTATCTTTTTCTACAGTACCTCCACCAACGCCTTTAACGATATCACCCTGAAATATGGTAGTCGCATATTCAGACGCAATACCTTTCTGGGTAAAACCCCCATTAAAAGCGCGTTCGCCTACTAATCCTATCGGGACTAGGCCGTAAGGCCCGTCAACGGTTGGATATGCCATTTTAAGCTCCTTTGCTTATAAACAGAAAAATTAACGCGCCGCTACCCTTTGCCAAAAGTTGTTTTTGATTTGCGATCATTAAACATCGGCATTCTAGGGTCTTGGTCACGCATAAAGTTATTATCGACAGATTCCATTACTTGCCCAGTTTTCTGGGAGTAATATTCATCTCTCTGTTTAGTAAGCTCCTCGTCAGTTTTGCAGAGAAGTAGCCCACCTATTTCTATCGAATCCTCAAATTGACTGTTCTGGTCGGTCATTGCAAAAGCCTCTGGGTGATCTGATGCTTTTACAGGCTCCCAACCTTCTCTAAATTTAGCGGATACATTCTTAGCATCAGGCACTCCCATAGTGCTGGTGCGAATAAAACGGTAGGAATAGCCTTCCTCTTCGTTTATTACAGGCAGTATCTCAGGTGCTTTCCATTGTTTGGGTCGCTCCTGCGTAGCGCGGGTTTCTACATCCCGCTTAGTTCGATTCAATCGACCTTTTGGTTTTGTATCTTCCATCACGCTATCCTTCTAATTTTAATTTTTCACGAACATAGTCTTCGGGGGTTAATCCTAGACGATGTGCCAGTCTAACTTCAGAATCTTTTAGCACTACTCTCTTTGATTTTGTAGTACGTTTCGCAGAAGACACAACAGTTTTTGCTTTCGCTGCAGTACGGGGTGACGTATCTGCTTCTGTTGACCCTTCATCAAACTCTTCAGGAAATCTTAACCGCATTTCTTTGTCAATGCTACTATAATATTCATCTGAATCTGCATTGGGATCAATACCTTGCGATACCAGCTCCTCGTGCATCCCAAATGCAAAGCTCGTCATCTTCCTATTGTTGCCCCACCAAGACTTATTTTTGTCTTGCCAAGCTAACGCTTTATAGTCAACTTGTTGCTCTTGTTGTGGTTGTTGTTGAGGTTGGACACTCCACTCTTGTTCTTTTTCAGTTTCTTCCGCCTGCACATATTGAGGCTCATAAGTTTCTGCTGCATGTAATCTAGATTGCGCGGATACCATTTTAGCTTGGGCTTGAGCAACTTGCTCAGACTCGCCAGCTTCAAACGCTTCTTTATACATTTTTGTAGCAAGCTGTAACTCATGCTCTGCAGAAGACTTGCTGTTTTCCATTAAAGACACTTCGCCTTTATTTAGGTCAGCCCTTAGTTTTTTATTCTCTTCTAGCTGTTGTTTAGCATAAGTAGTTGCAGCATCGCGTTCGCGTTGAGCTTCTTCTTTAGCTCTGCGCTCGTCGTGCCATACTTTTTTAAGTTGTTTGGATTTTTCTACAGAATATTCTTCAAGCTCGTCTTTTTCGAGATTATCCACAATTTCTTCTGGCATAGGTTCTCGGTCACGGTCTTCTTCAGGAGTATCGTCTTCTACAACAATATCAAATTCTTTTTCTTCTTCTACACCTTCAACAATGTCGTCTTCGTTTTCTAATGCTGTTTGTGGCATTACATTATCCTCTTAATTACAGTTATTGTCTTTGTATCCCTCGTGGGTCATCAACCACAGCTTCTACAGAATCGTCGTTAATAAGACGAAATGCTTTACCGTGGATGTTTATTTTAGTCCCTGTGTGGGGTCTAATTAATACAAAATCTCCTTTCTTGCAGTATGGGCCGCTAGGAAATTTATCAATGTCTTTATAACAATCTGGGCCTAATTCGACCACGAACAACACTGTTGCTAGTATTTCTTCTGTTTTAATAGTTTCAGTTGTTTTAATGATGCCGTTGTCAAACGTATCATCTATATCAGGTACTGCACATAAAACGCGGTATCCTTGCGGCGTAGGAAGTTGGGTTGCTGTTGCAGACGTTTCTTTATCTATAGGTTCGACATTACTCATTAATCATCCTCAATTCTTGATTCTAGTTCAGTAATATACGCTGTTATACCTCGTAGTGCACTAATATTTCCACATACATAGCTATATTCAGCATGGTCTTTTATAGTACCACTACTTAACTTATCAAGTAAAAGGTCTTGTTTTTCATTTATCTCTTTATGTACTACTTGAAATAGGTTCATTGATCAGTAGGCTCATTACTGTTACCCGCCATGTTTCCTATTTTAGCGCCTTCGACCATGCGTTTAAGATTTAACTCAGCTTCGTCTTTAACGCCAGAAGTAATAAGTTTTTGCAACGCCTGTTTATCGCCTGATTCTAGTTTAGCGCTTTCAACAATCCGTTTAAGATTTAACTCAGCTTCGTCTTTAACACCCATAGCAACAAGTTTAGCTGTCTCTAACTGTAGTTCAGCTTTAGCAATCTGGTTGTCTGCTTCGTCTTTAGCTGCTTTGCGTTGTAACTCACCTTGTTTAAGCTGCATTTCTTGCTGCTGCATCTGCACCATAGGGTCTTGCGCTTTTTGCTGTGCTTCTTCTTGTTGTGCTTCTGCTTGATTTTTTTGCAATAACTGGTCAGATGCGTCGGCCAATAATCTAGCTAGCTTCACTTCAATTTCTGGCGGCAATTGTTCGTCTTGTGGCGGCAACGGCGTACCTAACTGTTCTTCAATTTGAATCCTATAACCTAAAGCTAGATGATCTGCTATGTGTGTTTGCAACGCTGCAGAAATTTTTTCTGCATTAGGGTTACTTGCCATTAGTTTTTGAACTACTGGGTCTTGCATAGCATTCGTGTGAACTTTGATATGAGACTCATGATCTTGGTGTAAAAACGCTTTAGCGGGTTTATTAGTAATGATGTCCATATTTTCAGAAACCGGATCTTTAGGTTTTTGATCTTCTGCTGTAGGCACAAGTTTTTCAACATTTTGTACTCCTATAGTTTGCAACATTTGTTTATGTAGCACAGGTAAATCGTACAATTCTGGTGATGTTTGTGCTAACTGTAGTACCGTTTGGTACTGCACCACTTTTTGCGCCATCGTAGAAGTATTGGGATTAGACACAGGTTCAATCTCTACCATGTCGTAGTCTTCTCGTTTAACTGACTTATCCCCTTCTGATGGGTCGTAAGAATAATCATCCGATGTGTTGTCTTTAATAATCTCTGCAAGTAGTTGAAACTCTTGTTTCATAGCTGCGTGTACACGCGCTTGAACCGAAGACATTACTTTTAAGGTGCGTTCTAATATAGCAAGTGTTGTCCCAACAGGTGCTTGGGTAGACATATCACTCGCTTTCATATCAGAAATAGAAGCAAAGCGTCGTCCTTCTTCAACGATATTCTGCATCAGTTGGAAAAGAACCTGACTAGGCTCTTTATATGGCAACGTCATAATGTTGTCGCGGATAGTCCCGCTGGCTACATCAACATCTCTAAACTCTGCAGGAGATATAGGCGTATCGTCGCCTTTAATCCGCATACCTTTAGTTTTAAACCCGCCCGGTAAGTTAGATAGCGTACCTGCGTCAACAAGCTGTCTAATTAAAGACGTTCCTGACTTAGCAAACGAACCTAGTAGATGTACTAACCCAAACGCATAGAAACCAAACCCCGGAATATAAGGGTAATGAATAAAGTGCTGACGTTTGTTTTTAGCTTCGTCATCTTCTACCCAGTTTCGCCTAATGGCTAAAACCGCTTGTGAGGCTTTTTCTATAGTTACTACATATGGCAATGCTATGCCTGTCTCTTCACCATCTTCGTCTTTATCTTCAAACCCTTCTAAATCTAATTCTACGTGGAACTCTAGTATTTTATAGCGGTCGTCGTTGGTTGCGCTAAACCCCATGTTCTCTGCAATCTTCTGCTCTATGTCATCAAGCTCATAGTCATCAGGCGAACCTAACTCAACGTCTAAATAAAAGTCAGCAGCTTGTAGTTTCTTAACTTCGTTCTCGGTCTTTCGCATAATATGCGTGACTCGCTCTGCTGAATCCAAACTACTGGCTCCATAGGGAACCACAATGTCTTCGGCTGGTACGTATATAGAGACTGGGCGACCAACAGCGGGATCAAAATACACTTTTTTAAACGCATTGCCTGATAACCCTAAACCCCATAACATTCTTTCGTGTTCACCACGATACTCTGGCATTTTATCCGTTATCCAGTGGTTCATGTTCTCCGCTATGTTAGTAGCGGCTTTTAAATTCTCTGGTGTTTCTTTGCCAATTATTTTAGTTTTGACAGGGCCACCGGGCGGCATGGTTTCCATAATAGTTTCGGACTGAAACTTAACTAATGCTTCAGAAAGTAACGGGTGGTATACGCCACAAGCTCCTTGCCACGGCTCACTGCGGTCTTCTATTTTAAGACCCAGTAATTCTATGCCATCAACGTAGATCTGAAGCCAGTCTTTGCGAGCATTTAGATCTCCATTAAAATCACCTAGTAGCTCAGAAGCCATTTTAGACAATACATCGTCGTCTTCATCAAACTCTTCAGCTATGTTGGCATAGAAGTCCTCACCATCAGGCAGATCAATTGCTACAGTAACCCCACCTTCCCCGCTAATACCTATATCTATAACAGTCCCCATATTTTCTTGGGGTTCTTCATATTCTGATACGGGTCTTCCGTCAGGTAAGACAATCTCTAGTTCTGGTTGATCTGCCATTTACTTTACCTACTCCTTGCGGCTCTAGTCTTACCACGTAATGCAATACCATCTATGCTTTTCTTTTTGGTAGTACTACGTGTTTTTTTAACTACGCCACCTTTTTTCATTTTAACAGCGCCACCTTTTTTATAAGCAGCTTTCTTAACCATGCCGCCTTTGTTGAAGGTTTCTCCACCAGCTCTTTCGGCTGCAGTTAAGTTTGGATTTTCATCTGCCCTAAGATTTTTTTTGTTCCCTATTTTCTTTTGCCTTATTAATCTTGTTATTTCTTTATTCATCGCAAGTTTTTTTTGTGCGTCAGTTCTTTGATCTGTTATGCGTTTAACAGCTTTTGGAAAAAATTTTTGAACTGTTTTATTGCCTTTAAACATATTTCTAAATTTTTTAAGCAGGTTTGCTTTGCCAAACGGATTAAGTGCTAAAGATGCACCTGCTACCGCGCCTTTACCTGTAGATTTAGCTACATCTTTAAATGAAATAGGTGTTTGGTTTACACCCGTCATGTCTTTTCTTTTTGGTTTTGTCCCTTCTAGTGTGCCTACACCTTTACGAGAAGTGTTAGACCTATCTCGTGGAACAATTTTTTTCTTTTTTTCCTCACGTTTATACCCACCACTTATGGTATTGCCTTTACCAAATCGTTCTAAGTTTCTTGCTTCGTATTTTGCTCGCATACCTTGAGCTTTTCGACTGTCGAATCCTGCCATTGTCTTACCCTTTAATAGTATAACGCACGGTTGGTATGAGCTTTATATTGTCTATACTCTTTTGTGCCATAATAATCTTCAGGTTCATCCAATGATGTCTGGATATACCCACCCTTCCTAAAACGCATCAACGCCATAGACGTAGAATCCACATAGTCATCATGCTCCCCAGCAGGGAAACTTGCAACTTCTTCAATAACTTCTTCGGCCCACCGTGTCGGTGGATACCACACTCTACCTGAAGCAAATATATCTGACACTGCGTTCAGCCTAGATATCTTGTCATTTCCCCGTGTCGGTGTAAACTCCTGCACAGGTACACCCATAGAGCGTAACTCATATATAAGCGGCGCACCACTGGCTTTCTTCTCGATAATTATACTGTCAGGTTCCCATTCTTTATATTCCTCTAACACCAGACGTTTGAGTTCTGGGAACTCTAACCTATCTCTAACAGCGTTAAGCAATATAATATTAGCTTGCGGGACACCTAAACTGTGTTTTACTCGGTCAACTTCTTCCTCAGACTCATATTCTTCTGGGTGGTCAGCCGCCTGATAGAATATCCCCCATACAGTGCAAGCACTGTAATCAGCTCTAGTGTGTTTTTCAAACGCCGTATCCCATGACATCAGTATAAAGTCACATGGTGGGGGCCGCTCACCTTCCCACTCTCTCCACCAGTCTCGTTTGACGATGGCGCTGGCTTCACTCGTCGGTTCTTGCTGATACTGCGCCATCCACTTACTATGTGGTAACTCATTACGTAAATTAGACAGTTCTTCTAACGACCAAAATTCAGGCCATAATGCGTTGCCAGAGGGCATAATTGCTGGAAATTCAATGACTTCCCACTCTTCGCCATCGCGTTGCATACTAGATTTGAGCACTTGACCCGTTAAATCCCGTTTAGACCACCTTGTCATTACGACAACAATAGCACCGCCCGGTTGTAATCGTTGTCTTGGGCCTGACGTATACCATTCATACGTCTTATCGTAGATTTCAGGGTGTATCTCAGCCAGTGTAGCCTCTTGCTCTGAGTGCGGATCGTCAATAATTAGTAGGTCTGCACCTTTACCCGTTACCGCACCACCCACACCAATGGCAAAATAGTCACCACCTTTGCTCGTATTCCATCTTCCAGCCGCTTTTGAGTCAGCTTGGAGGGCGGTACTGGGAAATATGTCCTTATATTCAGCCTGATTGACTAAATTACGCACTTTACGACCAAACCCTACCGCTAATTCGGCTGTATGAGACGTTTGAATGACTTTTTTGTTAGGAAACTGCCCTAAAAACCATGCTGGAAGCAAATAACTCGCAAATTCCGACTTAGTGTGGCGCGGAGGCATGTTAATTATGAGTCTTTTGTTCGTTCCGTTGGCAACACGCTCAAAAGCCTCTGCCATAATCTTGTGATGTCGCCCCATAATGAAGTCAGGCCACATTTTGTTAACAAACTCTAAAAAATTGGTCTTAGACTTCTCTTTTGTCAGCAATGTCTCGTAAGTCTGTAGGTCGTTAAATATTTCTTGCTGTTCTTTAGGCGATAACGTAGGTAATACTTTAAGTAATGCTTCTAAGTCACTGGTATCTAAAGATGGTGTTGGCATGTTGTACGCCCGTTTCGGTGCAACTGCGCTCATTTCTTACGATACCGCCGTGTTTTCTTAGCTATCTTCTTCGGTTGCTTAGAAACTTGCTTGCCTTTCTTCGTTGCTTTGCGTTTGGCTTTTGTTGTCGCTGCGTATTCTTTCTTAGTTAACGCTTTTATAGCTTTCTCAGGCAGATACCGTTCCCCAGTAGCCTTCTTGCCCTGAGTAGATGGCTTACCAGACTTAGTACGCCACTTCTGCTTAGTCCATTTTTTAAGACTTTTTTGACTTTTTGCTAGCGCCACTGGCTTTCTTCTTTGCTGTTGCTGATAACTCGCTTAAATGAAATAGTTTTTTGCTGGTCTTGCTGTGGCCTTTGCCTGTATGCAACTGTCCGTCGGACATCTTATGGCTGTTGCCTTTCCATTCTGTCCCATCTCTTTTAAAATGTTTGACACCTTTCATGCTCGATAGCCTCCACCTGCTTTCTTATATGCTGTTGCCAACATCTGCGCTTTGCGTGCAGACCATTGACCCGGATTACCGCCTTTGCCACCAGATTTAATCTGGCTAAATAGCCGTTTGCGTAGTGTGGGCTTAGTATAGTTACCCGCCTCGTTTACTTTAGACTTAGCTTTTTTCTTAGCTGGTTTTCTAGCTGCCATTTATATCACCACTTAACCTTGTTGGCCCAATACGCCGCACTCATCTTGCCTTTAGCTATGTTCCTGCCATGTCGTGCTTTAAATGATTTGCGCCGCATTTTCTGTGACCGCGCTTCTCCAGCTTTCGGTTTACCTGCAGTAGACACGCCTTGTTGTCCAAAGCGTATGGTTTTTACTTTGCCGCCTTCTTTAGCTACTACTATGTGGGACTTCTTCGGGTGGGTCGGTGTCCTCTTTGGTTTGTTGTAACCACTCACGCCCGCTCTTTTTAGGCGGCTGTCCTTCGTCGTCCCCGTTGTCGTCACCATGTTGTAGCTCCTCAAGCTCGTTGAATTCCCCGTCGTGTACTTCGCCTTCTTTAATACCCATTATCCTAGCAATCTTATCCTTTATAGCATGTTCTAACGAGTCTGCTGTATGAGTGACCGTTATCTCGGTCTTCTCAGCAAACAACCCAACATCAGATATCTTACCTAATAACTCCAACGCCCGAAGCTCGTGTTTCATATCTCCGCAACCTGACACCTCAACCAACTTGTTGGTCACGTATGTCCTTAGTTGTGCAGAATCTTCCACTACTTTCTTGTCATATTCACTGAGTATAGACCCCAGTTTCACCGCTGTATACGTATTGAACACTTGGGCGGGTGCAATCCCCGTCTTTTGCTTGGGTACAGGGCCGGGTGTACTTCGCGTTTCGCCATTAATAAGCGACTCGGCATCTTTCATATCACCGGAGTCTGTGCCAAAGGCTTCCTTGAATATATGTGTGGGGTCGAGTAGGTCAACAGAAGTTTCATCATCATCTACTTCGTGTGCCATACCCATGTCTTCTAAAGTTTGTGCGGTATTGGCAGCAACACGTACCGCATCCTTTAAATCTTGCTGCGTTTTTATCGCGTCTTTTTGTTTTCTGGGATACGTGGGGGGCATCGGTGTATTGAAGTCGGGAACGACGACGACTAGCTCTGGAATATGCGATTCCTCTGGCGTGTGTTTCTTTACAATGTCAAGTAGTTCTGAATTCATA